GGAGTTCTTGCCCCTCCCCTGCCGACTCTTGGTGTGTTTCAGGCGCTTCATTTCCCTCATCTAATGAAGAGGGTAGGGGGGCAAGAGGGTCTGTGTATGTGTTTTCGGTTTGTGCTTGGGTTTGTTCTTCGCTCATAAAATACCTTAAGCTTTGCTAGTTATGATTTTAGTAATATTGTCCGCATGAGCAATGGCGTTATCGCTTGCAGTTCTATCAGTTTCAGAGAGATATCTCAGGCGCTCGCCCTCAAGCTTAGCCATGCTTTCAATTTTTTGAATCTCTAGGTCAATCATTGCGATTTGATTTCTGCTTTCCGCCTCTTGCTTATCGAGTAAAAGTTTTTGCTTTTTAAGCTCCAGCTCTTCTTTCTTGATTTGGATGGCTTCCATCGCGGCCAAATCTTGAGGGTTCGGATTTTGTTTTTGCTGAGGCATCTGGCCAGTTTTCCCTGCCTCGACCACTTCTGGTGGCACAATAGTTTTTAGGCGGTTCTTAATTTCTAAACTATTTGCAAGCGGGAGGTTCTCGGCATACAAGTCAGCAAACATATTGAATAATGACGGGTTAGATTGAATAACCATATTCAAGGAGTTGAGCGCCTCTTGCTTTTGACCTTCATAACTTGGGCCAGCCACAAGCTCAACCTCATAGGTGCCACGAGTTAAATCATTTTGAATCTGAGCGCCGTAAACATCCATCCCAACATTAATAGGCACACTTTTTCTACCAGAATCAGCGGTCATCATTGTTATGACTCTCTCGGAATCATAAACATTGGGAATCATCTGATTTAACACCTTGCCTCCTGCAGTGATGGCTTTATTCAAGCTATTAAAAGCTACGTAAGTTGCATAGCTGCCCTGTCTGGTTCTTGCATCTATGGCCTTCCCTGATATCTCGTTGCCCTGCTCGCCCATGCGGGAAGGATAAAGCCCCGTGCAAGTATGGATGTCCTCGATGGCTCTCTGGTATTGCTGTATTAGGCTTTGCGGCAACTCTGGCGGCCTTAGCTGCTCTGGCCTTGAACCATCAGAAGCTTTGTCGTAAGTAAGCATTCCCTGAATGGATAGTGGGTCGCGCCATATATCGGCTGAGTCTTGGGTTCTAATATTTTCGGCTGAACCAATAAACTGATCGTATCTAGATATTTTAAGCAAATAGTTTGTTTGGGTACCTAGATAATTAAGGAACTTTTGAGTATCGATAGCATCTTGCATAAATGCACGGGTGACTTGAGCGCCATTTTTATCATAGTAGGAGTTTTGGTCAACAAAAATGACGGGGATGTCATTACTAGGGAAATCTGTCTCTTCTAATAAATAATCACCAGCAAAGACACGATGTTTAATTGAGCTTTCTTCGACCTTTCGCTTGTCTTCAATCCGCACAGGCTCGCCATCATCGTAAAGCGTGAGAATCTCAACCTCTGTTGCCTCGACCTCGTCCATTATTTCTTGCAATTGCTCGTCGCTTAATTCTTCTTCAGCAACAGAAACCCTATCAGCAATAATGATATCTTTTGATTCTACAATCATTGAATCAAGTTCATCTTGATTGACGACGCGCCCATTTGAAAGCTTGTAGATTGTTTTTGATTTGAATTTTCTTTCAAAGTCATAAATTAACGAAATGGAATCATCATCAGCCCAATTGAAAGTCGAGCCGCTGCCCTCTGAATCAACCTCTTCATCTGAGTTAACAACTTTTATTTCGTTTTCAATTTTTTTACCATACAGCGCACGAAATCTTTTTCTGCTAATTCTATCGGTGAAACCACCATACATCCCATCAATCTTGCTATCTTTTTTTGCAGAGGGATCCCAATAGGCTCTAGTCGGGTCTTTAAGCGAGTTGTAGGTTATCTTTTGATTGAATGAATCATCATGCTCATACTCGGTATCAAGATAAAAAGCTCCATAGCCGCCCCCAAATGATTGCTTTGCGGCATTTTGGTACACACTCTTAGCGTCAGATGAAAGCATATTATCTTTTACAACCGACTCACGTATGCTCGCCGTTTCCTCGTCAGCATCAGACAAAGGGACAACATCAAGCTGTGGCGTGTTTTGTTGTTGCTCGCCTAGTAAAGAGTTAAGAAGCGGTGAAAGCTTATTAAATGAAAGTGGTATTTTTTTATAGCTTCTTAATAGCCTTGACTCTTCGTCATCCCACTGCTTACCAAGCACAAAGTTCATCATAAAATGATAATTTTTAATGTTGCCACTGAAATAACTACGCCAAGATTCAACTCTTCTTCGCGCTGCTTGTGCTTCTTTTTCTGCTTTACGTGCCATGCTAAAGTCCTTTATATAAATTTGTCGCCGTGGTTTCTGGGTATAAATTGCGCCTGGTAAGTGCCAGTCGCGGTAAAATCTCCAAATGCAAAAGTTAAAGACAAAGCATCAGCAGTGTCTGGGCTGGGCAAGCCGCGCTTTCTTAAGTCGTCTTTTGATTCGATTTGAAGACGCCCTGAGCTATCATACTTATAACCCAAAGATGTTAAATCTGCCATTAACTCGTCGCTATCAGGCAGCTGGACGGGCAACTCACTTGCAAGCCACTCTCGCATGTCGTGCCAAAGCTCAGCCCTTAAGTTGCGAAACTCATCGGGAGTATTAGGGCTTCTGGCTACATTTATGCCCTCAACCATAGAATAGCCTTGCTCTCTAAGCCTGTCATATATGCCAGCGCCTATCCCAATGCAGTCAATACACACCTTGGCGGGCCTTTCTTTATCAATAATTCTTTTGACTGTCCCGACTATTTCCATGGTGTTTAAGTTGAAGAAGGTTTGTAAGTCGTAAACCTTTCTGCCCCTTCGACGTATTATAGCCGTCCTATCATGGTCTTTGATTGCTGGGTCAACGCCTATAATGAGTGGTGAGCTGGATTCAACTTCCTGCTTTCTAGCCTTCATTACTAAGTTGGACTTTATAAATCTATCTGCCACCGGATTTCGGAATGCATCCAAAGCTGTGAATGGATATTCAACATTGAAAAGGGCCACTGCAGTTTCGTGGTCGTTTGAAAATTCTTTAAGCTTTAACCTGCGCCAGTAAAGATGCTCCATTGTAAGGCCGTCATCTTTGTACTGCTCTATTATCTCGTGCTCTTCATCAGTACATCCAGTCGCCCCCTCTTTTAGCGGGCTTCTATATTCGTCCTGCCAATACCAAGGTATAAAAATTGACTGGAAATCAGACTGCCCGCTGGATGCAGAAAGCCACATGCTGTGAAAGTAATTGCCAAGCCCATTTGCGGTGGACTCCATGATAATTTCGGTGCCATCATCGTTTGGCACAGCCTGAAGAATTCCTTTTGAATGGTCTTCAGCGTGCTGCCAGTATGCAACTTCAGAGGCATGCATGAGCTGAATGGTCTGAGAGCGTCCAACGGCTCTATTCCCTGCAGTACCGACTGCATAACCTGAGCTAAGCGATTTAAACTTAAGCTCTTTGGCGCTAGATGTGTCAGGCTCTGGAACCAAGCCCCGTGGTAAAAGGTCATAATAGCGCTTAGTCATATCAAAAAGGTTTTTGGTGGCTTCTGACTCGTGGGTCAATATGAAAGCCTTCTTTCCGCGCTGGGTTGATATCTTATGAAAGAATCTTGCTTGTACATATGTAGAGCAACCTTGCTGCCTTCCTTTAAGAATAATCGCTCTGACCTTTCCGGTTTCGTTAAGCTGCTCTTCAAGTCTTTCATGTAAATAATGTTGTGCGCGATTAAATAAGAATGGCTCAACCTTCCCCGACTTTTTTCTTATGCGCAAAAAACATTGTGAGAAATCTGGAAGAGAGCTAAGAGTTTCAATTAACTTTTCATGATTCATTTTTTGCTCGCCATTGCGTCGAGCATTTTTTCAACCAAAGATGTGCCTTCTGTCCCAGCATCGCCAACTGAGGCTCCGTATTGCTTAGGAAGTAATTTAGATGCAAGAAATTTTCGAGTATCGATTCTAAGTCTAGACCTGTTGACGTGCTCCCCATTGAGCTGCCACCCGATTGGCTCCCCGTTTTCTCCTAATCTTTCCATCCAATCATTCATCCCATCATCTGCGATTTCAAGCATTTCTTCAGCCATCAGGTCGGCTTGATGTAATTTAGCTTTATTGTAAAGTGCAGAAAAGGTGTCGTACCTATAGCGCCACCGTTGTATAGTGTCATGCGTTGGAAGATGGGGGAAAACCTCGCAAAGCTTTCTTAGGCCAAATGTATTTGTTGCTGTAAGCTCGCAAATCTCACGGGCTATTTCTTCATTATAATCTGTTGGTCTGCCACCTTTGGAGGGGTCTTTATTCAGCAGTTTTTGTTTTTCATCTGCCATTAGCTTGGGTGGAGTTTTTTGATTTCGCTTGACTCTAGATTTAGTGCTAGCACCCTTTTTAGCAGAGGGCTTCTTGGTGCTTTTTTTTTCAGCCATACTTATACCTATATCTATCCATTTGGGTGTGCTTTTTTTTGCCCATGGGAACGCACCAAACCCATGCTTAACGGCCGTTAAATCGTTAAAGTGTTATGGTCCCTTTTGAGCATTTCCACCAACAGTTTTGGTACCTGACATTCTTTCTTGTGAGAGGGCGTGGGAGTTTTGTTTTTTGTCTTCCATTTTCTGCATTTTCTCGCGACTCATTTTTCCGTCGCAGCCTTTCATGCTATTCATCTTATCTTTCATTTTCTCTTTCCTTGTAAGTTTATGGAGCGGCTCGATCATATCATAGCGCAAATTTAGCCACAAAGATAAGTCAGGTTAAAAGTCAAGGGAAAATTTTTGCCAATTTTTGAAACTTTTTTTCCTTTGAAATAATTTGTTTTTTATGCTTGCACGTTTTTCACCTTTTTCACCACACTAAGTTGGTTGCTTAATACTAATTCAATTACCCCCTAATTGGTCGCCGATTAATTCCCTCGAATTTTGGGGTTTTAGAAATAACGCTTGACTTCTCCGCATCTCCGCTATATAATGGCTGCATAACTTAAAGAGAGGCACAAAATGAAAACAATTCAAGTAACAATCAAGAGCGTGTACGGAAACGACCTTGTTTACCCAGTTTGCGATACAGCTAAAAAACTTGTTGAGCTTGCTGGGCGTAAAACCTTTACCGATTGGGATATCAAGCTCATTAAAGAGCTTGGTTATAAATTCGAAACAGTATCTGCAAGAAGCGTATAAGGGGCAAATAATGGGCAACATAACAGACCAAAATATCGATATAAAAATAGCCAGCAAAGCGGAATTTATTTCTCATCTTGAAAAGGTGACGGTTATGTGTTTTTCTGAAGTTCCCAAACTGCTTGAGTTAGCTGCCAAGTTTGACATGAAGAGCTATGAGCTGCAAGCGGTAGATGGTGATGGGAGTATAGTATTTAGCGACTATGATATAGCCATAGAAACCATAGGATAAATGATGACAAAATTCCAAATGCATGAAATCGACAAGAAAGTTCTATACCTAACCGATGAAGATAAAGGAAGGACAATAACCAATAATATTGAAAACATTCTTGCGATGATTAATAGGAAACAAAAGTATATTTTTTCTGCAGGTGACTCTGCAAAAAACTACAAGGTTATATACAAAGACACAAGCGACTATATAGATGAAATTGTTTTGGACAGTGTCGGCAATTTTAAGCACTGGTTTCATCTGGATACTAAAGATTTAAGGGATGCATGCAAAAAAATATCAGAAAAATACAACTTAACACTCTCTCCTGACAACATTATTTATTTCGACACTTTTGAGGTTAACGATGGCTAAAGAAATACCACCATATCTAAAAGCTTTTTCTGAGCATGAATCTGTTTATGGTCTAGATTATTTCGACTCTATGGGAAAAGATGAAGTTGAATCGCTAGGCCAAAGATTATTTAGGCATGTTGACGCGCAAGTAAGAGCTGAGGCCATGGTCGAGTGCCAAGAGTTTGATAACTGCTCAGCAACAATGTTCGAGGATTTTGACGACTTTGAGAAATATATAAATGGGGTTTTAAACTGGATGGCTAGGGCGCATAGTGAAGAATGGGACGACTATGTAAGGGAAATGCTTTATGAGGCTCAATCAGACACTGATTATTAAACTCACCCTTTTTGGAATCACAGCTTATTATTTTAGCGTATCATCAGAGTATAGGGATTATTTTTGTTGGTTTAATGGCTATTTGGCTGGGGCGCTGGTAAACGCCCTTGCTTTTGGCTACTTCTACCGCGACCCACCCTAGCCTTTCTTCTTCTTTTTAGACTTGCCAGCAACGCTATAAGCAATTGCAACCGCTTGCTTTGGGGGTTTGCCAGATTTTATTTCTGTCTCAATATTCTTTTGGATAGTCTTCTTGCTTTTACCTTTCTTTAATGGCATTAGTCATCATCCTCTTCACTGCTTGGAGTAAAATCAATTTTACCTTCCATTGAGCCGTCTGGTAAATCAAGTGCCTTTTCTATGCCGTCTTCAATCATGCTCTCGGCTATTTCTTCAGCTGCATTATCTGGTTTGCCAAGCAGCCCTTGGAGTCCACAAGCGCCAAGAAATAAAACGATAATAGCAAGTGCGCATAACATTAGTTTTCTATTCATGTTAGTTTTCCTTTTCTATCACTTTCAAAATATCTGACATTAATTCTAGCTTAAATTGGGAGGTTCGGCTTTCAATTATCGAATATATTTCATTAGCTAGCCGAGCTACTCTTGCGTTTCTGTTCATCCTTCCGATGACAGATTTTTGCTTAGCATGCTTAAGCTCAACAAACTGTAAAATATCTGCCTTGTCTTGGTCGTCCATTATTTACTCCCTGTAAGTTGAGCTTTTAATTTTTCAAAGAATCCTGGGGGCGGCTCTGATGATTCAACTTGGTCTCGCTCTTCAATCATTCTTTGGGTCTGTGCAGCTTTTATGCTTGGCTTGTAGACCCTTTCTTTTTTCGCTGGCTGGCCTGCAGACCAAGGGTTATACGTTTGGTCGTCATTGTCGTCATTATCGCCTCTGAGGCGCTTAGCGCAATTGTAATAGCTTTCTCCGACCCTGGCGTTGCTTTCAAGGTAGGCTCTATCAAACCCAAATATCTTGTCAGTTTGGTTTTTGCTTTTCATGTTTTCTTCATCCTGTGAGGCAAGCAGCTCCTTATGCTTGAAATTAATAAAGGCACCTAAGTTTTCAACGCTCTCACCCTTGCTTCTCATCGATTGCATTGATGATGAGACCGTTTCAATCAATAATATCTTGTAAGCTATGCTGCTTTCAATGTGATAAATGGTTTCACATACGGTTTTAACGTCACTTTCAGAGAAATGTTTCTCGATTTGCTGGTAGACCTCACGTTTTATTTTGCGTCCGCTCATATATTCAACTTCCTTGTTTTTAAAAAACCGATTAACAATGCTCTGAATTGGCTTAGAAGTAGATTTATTTTTCGGGGGCGGGCTGGGTATCGGTTTTTTTTGGTTTTTATATATAGTAGGAGGCTTGCGATCGGACACCTGATCGGACACTTGTTTTTTCTCCTGGTTTTTCCAGGACTTTAGCCACTTGTAAAACTCGTATCCTAGGCTCGTAAGCTTCTTAATCAACCCTCTGCCTGTGTCAGTGACCTCGATTAGACCATGGTTTGAAAGCCGACCCAAGTAACGTCTTATGGTTCGAGTACAGCACGCCTTGTCGAACTCATCGCCCCATTGGGCTTCATTTGCTTGTTTAGTTGTGCATTTACCAAACTTAAGAGCAAAATACCCTACAAACTTGAAGAATTTTACTGCTTTCTTGCATCTAAGTAGGTCTTCTAGTATAAGTTGGAATTGCAGGTTGTCAGAAGATTGGCTTTGGTTGTTGACAGATGATATTGTTTGGGGGATACTCTGCGCCATAAATGGACTTCCTTTTTTTCATGGGCGCGATTTAATCTATAACTATGGGCCGCCAAGCACACAATCAGATTAGGTCGCGTTTGATTCAAAATTTGCGTGCAATATACCTCTTAAAATTCTAACCGTCTACTACACAAGATAAAAAGTTAACTTAGGTCGTCAGACTTATTAAACCTTCAAACTCTTGCATCAACTTAGATGTTCCTTCGCTAACAATAGTTAAGTCGTATTCCAGAGGCTCTCCCTTACTAGTAAACTTCAGGTAAAACACCTCAACACCTTTTTCCGTCAAGTCGTCTACTGCGTCGGCAATTTCACCACGAAAAGCAACGCTACCGCCCATAGTCATTTTTTGCCACCCTTTTTTAAATGGTTTTCCACGTCGCTCATTACAGCTTCATACACGATATGTGCCATGGGTTTTCTTAATTGATAGCCTAGCTCTTTAAGTATTTCATAATCATCATTTGTAACCCTAAAAGTTATTTGCTTTGTTTTATTATCAGGCAAATCTTTTGATGGTGTTCCCATGTTTGTGTTCTCCGATTGTTGACATTCAAGAAGTCATTGTATATCATTACCTCACGTTAAGCAATAACAAGGGGCGCACCAGTATGAAGTCGGGCGTATATGACATATCAAATGAAGAATATCACTCAGGCGAGGGGTTTAGCCGAAGCAAGCTTGTAGCGTTCAACCGCTCACCGCTTCATTTTTGGCACGAAGCCTTGAACCCTGAAAAAGAGCAGGAAGAAGCGCCGCTTATCATTAAGCAGACAAATGCTAAGGAATATGGGAATGCTTTGCACACCTACGTTCTTGAGCCACCTAAATTCTGTGAAGAGTATTACATAACCCCTAAAATCAACCGAGCCACCAAAAAAGGCAAAGAAGAGTTTAAAGAGCATCAAGAAAAAGCCAGGGGCAAGCTTCTGATATGCGAGGAAGCGTTTAAATCTATAGCTCATGTAATGAACGGGCTATCCAGGCATAAGCAGGCTCTTACCCTTCTCGCTGATGCCCAGATTGAAAAGTCTATCTACTGGACAGACCCAGATACAGGCATTCAGTGCAAGGTAAGGCCGGATGTTTGGCACTCAAATATGATTGTTGACTTAAAAACAACTGTGGATGCTTCCCAAAAATCATTTCAGCGGTCAATATTTCAATTTGCGTATCATATTCAGGCTGGCATGATACAAGAAGCGCTTCGCGTCTCACAGGGTATACACATGGAAAACTTTGTATACCTTGCAGTAGAAAAGCAAGCGCCATATGCTAGCGCAATTTATATGCTTTCCCCTGAGATTGTTTCGCAAGGGGTTGCTGAGTTTAAAAATATTTTGATAGGCATAAAAGAGTGCATGGATTCTGGTCATTGGCCAAGTTACCCAACTGCAATGATAGATATGCCGTCTTGGATGGTGCAACAATGAGGATTAATAAAATGAGCACTGAGTTAGTTACGGGCGATAAAAATTCACTGTTATCACCAAACAATTTTGAGCACTATTACCGAATAGCAAATATGATGAGTAAAAGTGACATGGTTCCTAAGTCATACAAAGATAAGCCCCAGGATGTGCTTATTGCTATGGAAATGGGCGCGTCGCTCGGTCTTGGACCTCTGCAGGCAATTCAAAACATCGCTGTAATCAACGGCAAGCCATGCTTGTATGGTGATGCTATGTTGGCCGTATGTTCTGGACATCATGATTTTGAAGACATTAAAGAAGAGCCTTTAATGGAAGGAAATAAAATAACAGGCTATAGGTGCGTTGTGCAGCGCTCAGGAAGGCAGCCTGTGGAGCAAACATTCACCATTGAGCAAGCGCAAGCTGCAGGGCTTTGGGGTAAGGTTGGGCCATGGAAGCAGTACCCCTCTCGCATGCTTCAAATGAGAGCTAGGGCCTTTGCGTTACGAGATAGCTTTGCTGATGCTCTTGGGGGTGTAAGGTCTGCTGAAGAGGTTCAGGATTATGATATGAAAGATATCACTCCAGCAAAAGACAAAAGCAATGAGCTTGATAAGCTTTTAGAAAATAAAGCAAAGCCAAAAGTTGAAATGAAAACTGAAGTTGTCGATAAAGATACTGGCGAAGTAAAAGAAGAACCAGTTCCAGCAAACTATGAAGATGTAAAAGGTAAATAATGAACAATTTAGAAATGCCAAGTTATAACCAAAATTATATTAATCATTGTCAAAACCTGGAATATGACATTTCAGACATTTTGAAAAAAATAATGCATCTTAAGGTCTACTGGTTTATGCACATTGAAGGTACGGAGGATGAGAAAGTAATGACTACCGGGACATTAACGTTCGACTCTATATTAAGCAACATACTAAACTTCCATAGTGAGATAAGGATGTGCGACGAGTATAGACGAAGAAAAATGATTGAAGAGCAAAAAGGCTCATAATAACGTGTTTGTCGGGGCGTTTGGTTTTTCATAATCCATCTATCAGTAAAGGAATACTATGATGATAAAAGAAAATCTATCCAGGGATTTGGCTAGGTCAGCGCTTAGCGCCTTAAGTGAAAAAAGCGAGCAAATGGCGTGCTTTGGGTTCTTGCCAAGGCACAGGGCGGAAAAATATTGCTTGTTACCAGAAAAGACTTTTGATGCTGTTGTTGAATATTTGTTTTATCCGAATGCTATAGAAAACCTTGATAAGTGTATTTGCTTGAATGGGTTCTTGCTCATCAGGGCTAATGTAGATGAAATTTTTTTTGTGGGGGATGTTTAATGTTTCCAGCTAGTTACGACAAAGTACCTTTTGTTCCCATGGTTCACTCAACCTGCATAGCTATTAACCATCAAGTAAATATGGAAAATGGTACTGGCTGGCATGTGCAGACCACTTTTTATAGCGAATCTTTAATCGGTGTTGGAATAGATAGGAAAGGATTTTTTTTATTCAAGGGGGATGATGCGACTAGAACCCTGACAGACCCTGTTAGCTTAAGTTATGTCGCAGAAAAGCTTGGCCTATCAACGACTGATGCTAAAGGTATGCAAGAATATTACAGGTGGCTTTTTAAGGGCCAAGACGTGCGCCAAGACGTTTATGAGCAAGAAGGTATTATATAATGAAATTCAAAATGCGCTTAAAAATAAATGAGGTTCAGGCTGCATGCATTATTGAGGGGCTTAAGCTGCTGCACGATACATGGGACCAAACACCCCTTTCTGACTCATGGGATAAAGACGAGGTTTTTGACGCATGCAAAGACTTGGGGATGAAAATGAAAGAGCAGCATGAGCGGATGAAAAGATAATGACTTTTGATTTTTCACTTGGACCTGTTGACCACAACTATAAAGAAGAAGTTTTGCGTGCAATAAAAATGCGCGTTGCCGTAGGTGATTTGGGGGCAATTATTGGGTATGTTGAGCTTTATGGTAAATGTTGCGAACGACTTGCAAGGCCAGCTATACAGCAAAGACACCACAGAGAGCCAGAAACAATAGTTGCGCTTAGAGCTAATTTGAGTCGACTTCAGGAAATTCTTGAAGACGTCACAAAAAGACTAAGAAAAAGAGAGGAATCCCTAAAAGAAGCCAGGAAAGAGATAAAAAGGCTAAGCCCTCCACGATATATTGAAGAGTGCGACAAAATCCTAGCTAACGCACCTACAATAGAAAAAAACCCACTTAAAAAGAATGAATTATTTGTTTTGCATGCCAGGCAAAGTAAGACCTTAAAGCAAATAGCCAAAGAAATGATGGTATCGTCAGAGAGGGTTAGACAGATTGAGTCAAAGGCATCAAGAAAAATAAGGAGAGCATTAGTCACTCATCATGTGTCAGTGCGTGGCGGTGATTTTGCTGGGTGGTTTCTTTATTTGTTTGGGGCCAATAAAAAACTTGCAAGTTTCCTAGATTTTCCATTTTCTGACTCTGCTAAAAAGATGTTAGTTTTATGGGGGCAGATTAACCGCGAGCATTACTGTATTGGTTGCTCGATTCTCCATGACGACACCGCAAACCTTATGTGCGCAAGTTGCCGATTAAAAGGAAAGAAGCTTACGATACGAGCAACACAGTTTGCTGAAAATCAGTCACTTTACTTTGCGGCTAGAGAAATATTAAATCTACTCTCATGAAAAAGGAGGCATAAATGTTTTACATATTAAATTTTTTAACAATAAGCGCTTTAGTGCTTAGAGATGGAGGCGGCTTTGGCGGTGTTGTCCTTGTTGCTGCTTCCATTGCTGCAGTTACTTACACTTTGGGGAGAATATGATGACGAGCACTAGCTTTCTGGCTTTTGCCGTTGCATTTATTGCCTCATCAATTGTGACCTATTTGTTTATCCATTTGAAAGATATGATTAACGAAGCTTATAGAGAGTTGAAAAAGAAATGCACGATGCGCTTGTTGAGTGCTTTTTGCTTAGGTGGCACCAAGAAACCGGTAAGCCAGTTGAGGCGACGCTAAAAGAAGATGGTCAAGAGATTGGTCTGATTTATCCGGAGTAGTAATGAACATTGACAAGATGATCGCTGAAAACAAAGCTAGAGTAACTGACGAGGCTGCTGCAATTGTTGCTAACTTAAAAAGTCATACCTATCTGGGTGATGGTTTATATGCTGGCGCAGATGACATACATGTTTGGCTTTATACTGACGAAGGATTTGGGCCGACAAACCTCGTTGCTTTGAATGAAAGCACATATAGAAATTTGTTGTCTTACGTAAGGAATGTTTTAGCAAATGAAAGCGAGTGAATTAATAGCAGAATTAGTTTTAATGATTGCTAAACATGGGGACCAAGCTATCATAGGTTATGACTATAAAGATGAGCCATATCTTGTAGCAAAGCCACACGTAACTTATTCCGATAGTGTAATGATTGATGAAAATGACGAATTATCAGAGAGAGACTCAAGAAAAGTATATAGCGTGGAAGGGTTTATTATATGAAAGCAAGTGAATTGATGTGAACATAAAAGATTTTGAGCTTTCAGAACAAATAAAAAAATTATTTTCATGGCTGGCTGCTAGGGTGAAATCTAGGCGAAACCGAGCAGAGCTTGGTCGGTTAGTATTGTTAAGCTATCAACTAGGAATGAGGGACCGCCAAAGCTATCTG